TTTTTTTTAGAATCTTTCATATTATATTATATATTGGCTTAAAAATAAAAAACCTTAGTATAATATAATAAATATGTCTGGTGGTATTGCCCAACTCGTTGCAATCGGTGCCCAAGATGCGCACCTCGTCGGTCAACCCGAAGTTTCTTTTTTTAGATCTAATTACAAACGTCACACAAACTTTGCCCAAACTGTCGAAAGACAAGTTGTCCAGGGCAACCCTGCCTCCGGTGGTATGTCTACCATCAGGTTTGAGCGTAAAGGTGATATGCTCGGATACGTCTATGTTGCGAGCAGAGCAAACGCAACAGCGAACTTGAAAGACTATGTCAGCAAAGTTGAACTTTTAATCGGTGGACAAGTCATCGACACGCAAGAATCTGAATTTATGACTGATCTTGCGCCAGTTGTGATGAACCAAACGAACTCTAAACAAGCCTATAACGCGACTACAGATTATTATGTCCCACTCAGATTTTCGTTTTGCGAAAACGCCCAATCCGCGCTCCCATTGATCGCGCTTCAGTACCACGATGTTGAATTGAGAATTACGTGGGGTACATTGACCGTAACAGATATGGAAGTGTACGCACAATTCATCCATCTCGACACTGAAGAACGAACGTCTATGTCGTCTACACCACAAAATATGATCATCACACAAACCCAAAAAGCTATTGCTTCCAAATCGAGTACACAAGAACTCAGCTTCAACCACCCAATGAAGTATTTGGTCGCCAAAAATACAACTGGTGCTCTCACGACTGCTAAGATGAAATTACAAATTAACGGTACGGACGTTTCCGATGCCAAGTCTGTCCAACCACACTTTACGTACACACCAGTTTACTACCATACACAAAACGCCGCGGCGAGTAACGATGTTATATTGATTCCATTCTGTCTCGATACGTCCAAGCTCCAACCAACTGGGTCGCTCAACTTCAGTAGACTCGATTCTGCGAGACTCGTTGTTGAAGGCGATACGTTTGAAGACAACGTCTATGGTGTCAACTATAACATTCTCCGTATCGAAAATGGTATGGGTGGTTTGATGTATTCCAATTAAATTAATTTAAATAGCCTGTTATTATAAATGTTCTGGCAATTAGTTTTTCTTACAGCTTTCATTTTTATCATTACATATGATCCTAAATCCGGAACTTTGAATCATCTCGTCAACTCTAAGACACAAGAACCCGAAAAAAACGCGGAGTGTAAAGAGGGACATTACCAGGAGATTCAATTTGCTCAAATGGGATACGACTGTCCAAAGGAAAATGGTGTGCACATGGGCGCGATTATACGAACTTAAAAACTTGATTATATAATTTAATACATTATGTTTACATTTGATCGAGATACTGCTATGATAGTCGCTATTGTTATGTGTATAGCTGCTTCAGTTTACATGTACAGAGAACTCAAAACTACAAAAGAAGAAATGGAAGGTGTTAAGGGTATGAATGGAAAAATGTCTTCATTTTTATCCAGGATCAGGCCAATACAAATTCCACAAACAAGTTCGTTAAACGAACCAGTTACGCCAAAAAATGTCACTTTTAAGACAGAAAACGAAACCCAAGTGGAAGACGAATCTGAAGAAATTCAAGAAAGTGAAGAAGATTCTTCAGAATAATCATCTCTCTCAATTATAACTTGCAAATGCGCAATGAAGAAATACAAAGCAATTGCAGTACCCGTAACGTTTACTGGTTCTAAACCAAAGTTCCTCACTGTCCGAGACCGACGATTCAAAGATTGGATTTTCGTTACCGGAGGGTGTAGAAGAAAAGAAATACCCAATCCAATAAGATGTGCCCTACGAGAATTGGAAGAAGAAACCAGAGGAGTTGTAAATCTCAAGAAAGGTGAATATACCGAATTCAAGTTTGTGGTAAAAGAAAGTCCGGGTGTAGACTTAGAATATAACGTGTTCATATTTTTCGTAAATTATACACAACAGGAACAAATAGATCTCGTTAAGAAATTTAACGATGAAAAACAAAAAACAAATTTAAAAAAAATACAAAAATTACCCATTAAAAGAACATTCGATGAAAATGATTATATGAATTTTGAAACGTTATCTGAATTTAACACGAAAAAACAATGGGATAGAATCGTTAAAAATATACTTCAAAACCCAGAATTTTATGCCTGTGTGACTTCACTCAATAGAAAAACCTTCTCTATTAAATAATGAAGTCCAAGTCTTATATATTATCACAAATAAAGGATTTGTTAATTGAACGACATGGGTATACAGAAACTAAGGCGGAAAGGTATATAGAGGTCCATGCTAACGATAAAGTTTATGAACTTTTAGTACTTAAAAAATCTTTATCGGAACAGGAACAGTACCCAGAAATATCGTTTAGAAAAACAATATGGAGGCATCACTATGATAGTGATGAATGAATATAAAAAATAAAAACTAGTAATTGGTAAGTATACATCACATGTTTAAACAGTGGTGTAAAGAACAAGGGTTCTTAAACAACTCCAATGTATCACATGTGCTTATGGACGGTGGTGTCCTATCAGTGCCATTTGATAGATTGAATGACTTTTATGAAAAATGTGTAGAAGCTTATACTTTACGAGAGAAAATTTTTGTTGTTGAACAGAAAACAGAAAATTATAATTTTTTTGTAGATCTCGATTATAAAGATGTAAATGAATTAACCGTCACCCAAATAGAAAGTATATGTAAAATTATTTGTGATAAAGTTAATAAGTTTGAAGGTGCAGGTAATGCCTTAATATCTATAGCAGAACCAAAACAGGTTTCTGGTAAATTGATAAAAACAGGTGTGCATATAAACTGGGAAGGTTTCACGGTAAATAGATCTTCAGCAATAGCTATAAGAGAACATGTTATAGATACTCTAAAATTGGTATACGGTTCAGTGAACTGGGAAGATGTTGTCGATTCAGCTGTATATGGTAGTTCCGATAGAAAAACACAGGGGAGTGGTTTCCGGATGCCCTTTTCACATAAACGTGCTAAACATGAAGAATGTTCTGGTAAAGGTTGTAAAGAATGTAATAAAACAGGTAAAGTTAGTCAGGGTGAATACTTACCATGTTTCGTTTACAAAGGTGGTAAAAAGGGACCTTTCACTTTACTTGAACCTATATTACCACACCCAGATGTTAAACTCCTATACAGTGCAACTATACGTAGTCAAAGTAAAGAACCAAATATTATAGAAGGTAAAACGTGTTTTCAGGGTAAAGAATCATCTTTTACGCATGCGGAAATAAAAAACGAATTCAAGGATCAGGAAGTTATATGTCTTTTACAAAACTTTGTCAATAAACATCTCGAAGGACAGACAACTGCACGTATTACCAAAATGTTTGAATCTAATGGTAACTTCTTGGTTTCAACAAATTCTTTCTATTGTGAAAATAAAAAATGTAACCATAATTCTAATCATGTATGGTTTCATATAATAGGAGAAACGATTACACAAAAGTGTTTTTCTACTACCGAAATAATGAGACATTTTGGGTTTTGTAAAAATTTTACAGGTAAAAGACATAAATTACCATCTAAAATTACAGACCAATTATATAAGGATGGAATTGTTAAAAAGTGTGTGAACCCGTCTAAACAAGATTTTTTTGGTAAAAATTTTGAAAAAATAGAAAAATTGGATTATAATTCAGATACAATGGGAATATTCTCTAATTTCATTAACAAATATATGATTAAAACTGGGTATATACAGGTGTCCAGGATAAATATAAATAAACCAAAGACTAAGAAAAATAAGTTTAACGAGTATTATGTTCACACTACTTATACGTGTACAATTTGTAACACGGATAATATTATTTTTAATATCGTGAACAAGAAAATAAAACAAGTATGTAAATGTACAAACCGCGAACATATTCTCCCGGAAAAAATAGTAACTAAATTATAGAACACAATGATATCTGTTATTGTTTTAGTAGTTGTAATATACTTCGCATCTTCTCTAATAACCACGAAACAAAACAACGTAGTAGAAATTAATAAACTTATACGAAAATCTTATAAATATTCAGGACTAAACCCATCTATACATAACGAATTTATAGAAAATATCAAAATGGCTCTAGAATATAAAACAAATATAATTCTATCTAAAAAACTCATGAATAGATCGCTTATAAATCTCGATGAAATTGCGCTCAGCTCAGTTTCAGGAGATACGAATATTTTAGAAGATATAGACACTGTTATTAGTGATTTAAAAACGAATTTTAACGAGTTATATTCGAATTTACAGGCAGAAAGTGAGTAAAATACTTAAAGGAAATGTGTATATATTAATTATATAATGGTCTTAACTGTAAAAACACGTTCAGGGAGACTTTCAAAAGGACCAGAGCGTTTGGAATTGTTTGAAGATGTAGAAGATGATTATAAACAGGATGAATATGATACAGATGAAGATTTGTTAATTTCAGACGATGAAGATATTTGCAGTGACGACGATATTGAAGAATCCGAAAGTGACGAAGATGCTGATGAAAATGGAAATTTAAAAGGGTTTGTTGTAGATGATACGGATGAAGACGAAGATTACTCCGAAGAAGAAGAAGAAGAAGAAGAAGAAGAAGAAATAAGTGAGTAATAACGAGCTTAAAAAAATAGATACTTTTTTTATATATGGAAGCTGAAGTTGGTACACCGATTGAGTATAATCCAGAAGAATTCATAAATAAAAGTAGTAATAATTTCGATGAACCGGATGAACCAGAGGTTGATGAACAATACTATCAACCACCTCCACAACAGCCCGTTTATTATACCCCACCACCCCAACAAGTTGTAAAAAATGATATATTCGAAAATATAGATAAGACGGGATATGTTATAATTTTTGTAGCATTTCTATTAGGATTTTTCATGGGTAAAACTATGCAACCTGTAATACTCAGACCGGGATGAACGATTTACCGCCTATCCAATTGTACTGAGAAGGTGTTTGCTGACCAGTAAATGTACCTATATTACCTGTTACTGGTTCGGTAAAATATGATCTACTTACGATAAGTGGGTCTTTAGACATGTCTTTAGCAACTTGTGATGGTGTAATTTCTTCACTATTACCACCTCCGCCACCTGTTTTACTTTTTTGATCTTTATACACTCTAAAAAATAAAACAATAGATATCGATACGATAAGAATGGTGATTATGTTTAATATAATACTCAACATACTTACTTTTAAATAACAATTTTAATTTACGCTTCTTCTGGGTTTACGTTTTCCTCATTTTTTGAGGTTACTTCCTCTTCTTCACCAGTATCATCACTTTCCTTAATCTGAGCCTGTTCTGAATTCTCGATTTGAGCTTTATTAGCTTCTTCGGCTGCCTTAACATCAGATCTAGATTTTTCATCGTCGAACTTTTTCATAGCTTCTACCGATCCAAACCCTCTTTCAGTTGCTTCCTTTTCCAACGCGTTCTTAAAATCCAATTCTCTCTTTTCACGCACAGATTCCTTTTCCTGTTCAACGATTGCATCCGCCTCCTTAACAAGATCCTCCATGTCAGCATCAGGGTTTTCCTTTTGAAGACGTTCCAAAACTTCACCAGGGTGACTGATGGGAGCCTCGTCTTGTTTCGTGTAAAACTTTGAATTTTCGTCACCTCCTTTGTAGTATACGTCAGATCCTGGTGCCTTAACAGCCATCATATCCTTCTTACGTTCAGAAAACATTTGAGCAGCTTGTGCTTGATTTTCTCTGTACCCCGCCATCAACTCTTCTAACTTATCATCTGCATAATGTGCGTCTTCAATCTGGAGATTATCTGGTGGGATTAACAACCATTTATACATATCGACGACGTAAATATCGAAAGTCGCATCCTCTTTTTGAAGACGTTTTGCATGAGAAGCAGCTTCTTCCCTAGAATTAAATGCACCCCTAATTTTAATACCAAACTTATCGTTCTTTTGTGGTGCTTCAGGGCCTACGACGGAAAGGCATGCGTATAATTGACCGGGTACGGTCGTAAAATCTTGTTCGAGTGTTGACATTGTTTTATATATTTAATTGGTACCTTTTTTTTAAGCTCCTTTTTACTTAGGTTTCGTATTTATATATTGTACGTTTTAAATTATATGTTATAATTTTTATTTTTATTAGTTTTTATCAGTGTATTATACCTAAATGACGTAAATTTATTAGGGCTAATTTTTCTGTACCCCCTTAGAGCGATTTAAACGCCTTTTTGAAAATTTTTTGAACTCGGTTCTCATAAGGACCACTCTTTTTTAAAAAAACATGACTTTCATGCACCCATTGTAATATAATAGAAAATATAGTGTTTAAATCCCTCTAAGTGGGTACAGAAAAAATAGCCATAAAAAAATAGATATATTTTATATATGATTTAAACCTTAGTAACTCCATTTAAAAAAGAAAAACGAATATAAATAAATGGAGGAGATACGAAAGTATCATAACGAGTCTAAGCGTCTCCTCATCCAATCGGCTACCCGCGAAGGCGACAGTATTTTGGATGTAGGATGTGGATTCGGTGGTGATCTCCAAAAGTGGAAACACGCCGGTGCAAATATAAGCATGTGTGAACCGAACCCAGATTCACTTAAGGAGGCTAAGTCGCGCGCAAAGAATATGAAAATACGCGTCAACTTTTATGAAGGTGATATATTCGCATGTCCACAAAGGAAATACGACGTCGTATGTTATAACTTTGCGTTACACTATATATTCGAATCGTCTAAGTTATTCGAGACGTCTTTATTAGCAATTAAAAATAGACTTAAACCCGGGGGTCAATTCATAGGGATCATACCGAATTCCGATAAGATTATCATGAATACACCCGTAAAAGACGAGTTAGGGAACTACTTTCTAATGAAACATACGAGTTCGGGGAACTTTGGGGAAAAGTTATACGTCCATTTAGCCGATACGCCGTATTATGCCGACGGACCAAAAGTCGAACCTATAGCGCATAAAGATATGTTATTCACGCGAATGGAAAATTTGGGGTTTACTTTAACACTGTGGGAAGATCTTAAAGGGAACCCGGTTTCGGATTTGTATAGTAAATTTAGGTTTGTGTATAAGAAATGATTTACTTTTTATCAGTTTTAATATATTCTTCCGCTTTTTTAGGTTGGTGACATATTACGTCACCACAGTGGTCGCGGTTCTGATAAACAGAGTTTATGGACGTGAGTAGTTCACTGCACGATTTTACCGCCCACCGTCCCAGAACGGGTCGTGGTTCGGGTTTCGTTAAAAAATCAATAAATTTACGTATCATTTCTACTATTTTTTCAATTTCAATTTTTATATAGGTTTATGGTAAGATGATACTCGCTATACTTCTACTTATCATAAACGTGTTTTTACTACTCAACACGAATGAACCACAGGAAATAACCGAGGTTCGCGAAAAGTATAGAATTCTCAGGGAACATCTCACAGAAACCGAAAATAAGAAATTTGAAATGTTACAGTCAGAAGTACCCATAACGGCACATTACAGTATTGCTAAAGGGGCTATAGGGTATAACACGAATAAAGGAAATGAAATAGGTTTGTGTATAGACGGAGATACGAATGAGATTTTCCATGTTTTAATACATGAACTCGCACATTCGACCGTAGACGAGTATTCACATAGTAAAGACTATTGGAAAAACTTCAAGGAGTTACGTGAAATATGTGTTAATTTAGGTATATACCAAAAAATACCCAAAAAAACGGAATTCTGTAATAAACATGTTCAGGATAAATAATCTAACCGTATATTAACAATATGTCTGGAAACGTGGCATCGTCTGCTCAAATATTACAAGCTATCATAGCTTGGGTATCGTACATGAGTTTATCGAGTGTACCCATGTTATCTAATAATTACGGAGTTAATTTAGTAACTCTCTTCTTTATAATACCTAACTTTTTACTCTACTCCATGAAAGGTGATAACTTTTTGTCCTACATGGCCATAGATCAAAGGTTCATGTTACTCGCAACTATCGCGGCAACACTTTTTGCTGCGTTGGTAACCCAAGCATCCAAAGGTGCTATAAAAAATGTGGAAAATTATGGTAAAACTACGAAGAGTACGGGATCTGTTCTTGCACTTCGCGTAGTAAGTTTTCTATTTGGTTTACTTACTGCTTATATACTCCTTAAAAGAGAAGGTATTTTTGCTAATTCTGTTTAAGCGTATCTTCTAGCAACGTAGAACACAACCGCAGCAACTGCTCCGGTTGATGCTAATCCAACAACACTTCGGTTCCCTTGGTCGTTAAGAAACGATGGTACAAAGTTTGCAAGTTTTTCTTGAACTGGCTTACTAATTGCTATCGCAGTACAAACCGCGACGACGAGAGCTTGAAACTGTTCATCATTTAAATTAAATGGATTTTTATTTTCGGATTTCTTCTCACTTCTTTGAGTAGGCTGTTGTTGTGCTTGCATCATTGGTGTTTGCATTTGCATTTGCGTCATTCGTGGATCTTGTGCCATCATTGGTGGTTCAAGTGGCCCTTCTGGTTGTCCCATTATATCTGAAATTGATGTAGAGTCCATTGTCTGTTTATTTTCACTCACATTTTTTTCCGCCATAAAACTCGGCATTTGTTGTTGTTGCTGAATAGGTGGTAGCTGTGGTACTTGAGATGGTCCCGAATCATTTGGTATGAAATTAGTCGTTTGGTTATTAGTAAGGTTAACCATACCATCCCCGTTATCAGAAAGGTTCATTGTGTAAACGTCCGTCATATAATATGCATGCGTTTTTCGTTTTTTTACGTTTACGCGTTAGCCTGGATTATTTACGTAAAGTATAGTTTGGGTACAAACAACCAAAGGTTTTTACTATTCTAGGTAAATCGTTCAATTCATCATAATTAGACATGTCGTGATCAATATATACCGTTTTTGTTTCGTGGCACACGTCGACTAATACACGGTACCCGTCGTCTGTGTTATATACAGTACCGGTTATTTCGTTAAACGCTGGATATACCAATGATATATTTTTAGATGGTGGTACTTGTGTTATGTTTAAAGCCGTGCAGATTTTTCTAGATAAAACTCGTATCATTTCTTCTTAGTAATTTTCAATGCAGTCGTCTTTTTAACTGTGTTACGATCACCTATTTTCATGTTACCGTGTTTTGGATTAAACATCTTCTTATGTGTTTGCCAATATTGAGGAGCACCAACCTTAAAGTTTTTCCTAATCTTTGCTTTGTACCAAAAAACACAATCTTCTATTCTATTACTCTTAGACGTGTTATCTAATACCAAACACTCGTAATTTTCAGTACAAGAATCCATAACTTTATTGAACATATCGAACGTTGGAAATATACCAAAAAAGTTTTTATATAACTTCTCGCGATTTTGAATTATATTTTCACGTAAAATGAAAATGTAATCTATATTCGCCCTGAGTGCTGGTGGAAGATCCATACAGTATTGCATAGTTAACATGAAAAATATCTTCCAGTGACGACCATTCATAAAACATTGACGAATACACGTATCTTTCATAAATTTTGAATCGTACATACAATCGTCTAAAAGAAGAAACGCACCACAATTTGGTTTACCTGCACCCACGAGTTTCTTCTGTCTATCCATAACACGTTCTATTGCTTCTCTATCGTAATCTCCGTATATGAATAAGTCGGGTATATATTGTTGATAATAATGATTTCCTTCTTCAGTTGCTGATAAAACTATTCCTGCTGGTAAATGCTTTTTGTGATACAGGATATCAGTAACAAGTGTTGATTTACCCGTATTACGTTTTCCTATGAATACACACACTTTATCATCGGCCATACCTTCAGGTTTGAATTTTCGAAGTTGAAGATTCATCTAATCTAATATATTGCCTCGTTTTATTTTATAAAATTTTACTCACATACAATAAGAATGGCTGGTAGAATAAACCTTGCTATCACAGGAGCTCAGGACCAATGGCTTACTAGCGAACCCGAATTTTCACATTTCCTGATGAACTATAAGAGACATACAAAGTTCTCAACTGAAAATGTAGAAACTCCTTTCGACGGTGATGCAAATTACGATACATCCGTGGAATGTCGCATACCAGATAACAAGGGTGATCTTGTACGAAGTATGATGCTTAAATTCACTTTACCTCAACCAACGACACCTGATAAAACATTTATGGTGACTGCTGTTGATGGTAAATACTTTATAGACGGTGTTCAACAGGCAACATTGACTTTATACGAAGGTACGACATATACTTTTAGTGTTAACGCATCTAGTCACCCATTTAGGTTTTCTACAACAGCTTCCCCCAGTTATACTGTTTATGAGTCTGGTGTTACTGACCCCGGTACATCTACAGTGACATTTACACCCACTTCAACTACACCATCAATTTTATACTATTATTGTTCTTCACACTCGGGTATGGGTGGTCAGATAAACGTGAAAAGTCTTCGGTACCGTGAATCTATAGGTGCACAAATAATAGAATACGTGGACTTACGTATAGGTGGTCAAACAATTGAACGTATAACTGGTGATTATATATACATGTACAATCAAATACATCATACGAAAGATGATACTGATCAGGGACTTTATTTTCTAACAGGTCATGGACAATATATATCAACGAGTTCTGATTGGGATTATAGTGTTATGTTACCCTTTTACTTTTTCAGAAATTCAAGTTTATCTATACCAGTGTGTGCACTCACAAAACAGATGGTCGAAGTTGAATTGAAATTTAAAAAACTCGAAGACGTGACTGTTTCGTATACAAGAACAGATGGATCAATTTCAAACCCACCTTTGGATGTATCTTCATCAATCAAAAAATTATCACTCGTGACGGATTTCTTTTTCGTAACGGAAGATGAGAAAAATTTCATAATGTCGAGACCAATTGAGTATGTTATTACACAGCTTCAAGTGTCACAATTTAAATTAAAAGCAGGTATTTCTAAAAAGTCTGGTATGCTTAATTTTAAACACCCGGTCAAAGAAATGTTCTTTCTCGCTGTAAGTGACGATGTGTATAAATATAACCCAATAAAGAACGTTACAATGAAATTTAATAATAACATTATCATAAACGCCGATAACTTGATGTTAAGTTATGAACAACCCCTTAAATATTATACGGGATTAACCAATAATAACTTCGGTGTATATAGTTTTTCCTTAAAACCTGAATTGTATTACCCGACAGGACAAGTTAATATGAGTAGAATAGCACATAACTTAATAGAAATAGAACTCGATAACCCAAGTGCAAATTTCGGACATCAAGTGTACGTATACGCAATTAACTATAACGTGTTACATATAGAAAGCGGTCTTGGGGGTTTAAAATTTTAGTGAGTTATACTAGTAATGGCTGGTCGTATTCAATTAGAAACATCCGGTCCACAGGACGCTTTTTTTACAGATGATCCCGAATATACATACTTTATAAAAAATTTCGAAAAACATGCTAATTACGCACCGTTCATGACGGATTTAGATGTACACGGTGATTTGGAATTTGGAAGTACGCTAAGATGTACGATACCACAAAACCAAGGTGATCTCATAAAAACAATCAGTTTTAAAATAAGTCTGGATGCTATAGACCAAACCATAAAAAGTTCTTTACATGCTAACACAACATCTATTGAATGGAATGAGTCTATAGGTCATGCTATGATAGAACACGTAGAGCTTTTGATTGGCGGTAAAGTTATTCAGAGACTCACGAGTGATTTCTTAGCTATATACTTTGATAATTACGTGACACAAACCAAACAACACTGTTTGGCAAAACTCATAGGTAAACCACCGGATGAACTTTCAGGAACA